GTGGATTGTCCGAAAAGATTGTATGATACGCTGTCCAGCTTCTCCAACCAGGACAGCGGCGGCGTGCTGCTGTTCGGCATAGATGAAACCGCCGGATTTCAGGTAGTCGGTGTTTACGATGCGCAGGATCTACAGAAGAAGGTTACAGAGCAGTGCAATCAGATGGAACCGCCGGTTCGTGCCGTATTCACGTTGGCTGAGACCGATGGCAAATGGATCTGTGCCGCTGAGATCCCAGCTGTGGATCTGGCGGAGCACCCCTGCTATTATCGCGGTGCTGGGCGTATCAAAGGCTCCTATGTCCGCGTGGGCGATGCAGACCTTCCTATGACGGATTATGAGCTTTACAGTTACGAAGCGTTCCGCCACCATCTGCATGACGATGAACGTCCTGTGGAACGTGCTGATCTTGCTATGTTGGATACGGATAAGCTGGAGCGCTATATTCTCCAGCGCCGAGCAGATCGTCCCGGATTTGCCCAGCTTTCCCGCCAGCAGACGCTGGAGATGCTGAATATCACCCGAAACGGACAGGTGACACTGGCCGCCGTGCTGAATTTCTGCATCTATCCGCAGGGCTATTTCCCACAGCTGGGTATCACCGCGGTGGTCGTACCGGGAACACAGATCGGCGATACCGACGCGGACGCAGCCCGTTTCATTGATAACAAACGGATCGATGGTACGATCGATTCCATGGTGGAAGAGGCCGTCGGTTTCTGCCGTCGGAACATGAAGAACCGCACGATCATCGATCCTGACACCGGCACCCGAAGCGACCGTCCGGAGTATCCGGTGGAGGCCATCCGCGAGGCTGTCCTAAACGCGCTGATCCATCGGGATTACAGCATCTATACGGAAGGCACACCTGTGCAGGTCGATCTTTTCGCTGACCGGCTTGAGATCCACAGTCCCGGCAGTCTCTATGGCCGTATGACGGTGGAGCAGTTGGGGATCGCCCGTCCCGATCTACGCAATCCCGCGCTGGCTGTTATGACGGAGGCGCTGACCGGAGCCGAAAATCGCTACTCCGGCATTCCCACCATCCGCAGAGCCATGACGGAGTACGGCCTGCCGGAACCGAAATTTGAGAACCGGCGCAACGAGTTTGTGGTGACGCTGTTCAACGGCGTTACAACCGTGACCACACCCATTGAAGCCGTGCAGGAGAAAAAAGATCTGCTTACATTCTGCCAGACGCCGCGTACCCGCCGTGAGATCGCCGATTACTTGGGGGTAAAGACGGTATTCTATGCCATGGGGCATTATGTGCAGCCGCTTTTGCAGGCGGGCAAACTGGCTATGACGCTGCCGGAAACCCCGAAGAGCAGCAAGCAGAAATTCTATACGGTCTGATTGCTATTGCCGTGAAGCAGCACAGAAGAATATCTAATAACCGGAAAAAATTAAAGCCGGTTTTGTACGACAAAAATACGACAGAACCTGAGAATTAACTGTATATGAAGTGAACCTGTCGTACAGAAAAAGCCCGCAAACCCTGATGTTTACAGGGCTTGCGGGCATCCTGACCGCTTCACACGCAGGAGGTCACTGGTTCGAGTCCAGCAGTCTCCACCAAGAAAAACCTCGTAACCATGCGGGTTACGAGGTTTTTTCATTTTCTGACTTTTTGGCATTTGTTAGTAACGTGTTAGTAACCGCGTTTATCAGTGTTTCCGGGTCAAGGTGTGTGTAGACGTTGGCGGTGGTGGAATAATTGGCATGACCGAGGACTTTTTGAAGAATTTCAGGGGCAAGACCTTCCTTAACTGCGCGGGTGGCGTAAGTGTGCCGCGTGGCGTGGGGGGTCTTTTTTGCTATCTTGAGCTTTTCCAGCAAAGGGTAGTAGTTGCGGCGGCGGAAGTTGGCGGGCACTTTCTGCCCCTCGTAGCCGGATAGGAGCAGATCGCCCTCGGCCTTCTGGGCGAAGTATTCAAAGTACGGCTTTCCCTCCGGCCTGATGGAAATAATGCGATTCCGGCCGGCTTCTGTTTTCTCGCCGCCCACCACATAATCCTTGTGGTAGTCCTTCAACGGCAAGCTGAACAACTCGCCGATGCGCATGCCGGTGGCAAGGAGCATGAGGACGATCTTGGCGGCGTCGCTGCCATCCTGCTCCAGCTTTTTGATCTCGGCGGCGGTGAAAATCTCTTTCTCCTTTTTGACGTTTTCCGGCAGCTTGACAAACCGGGCAAAGTTGGTGGTGCAGATCTCCTCGCGCACGGCCCATGTGGACATTTGGGTAATAAGCTGCTTGTATTTATTCACCGTGGAATGGCTCTTATCCATGTACTTATCAAGGACGGCCTGAAAGTCTGCGGTGCGGAGGCTGCGGAACTTCCGGTCGTGCAGCGGCTCGAATACATCATAGGCGCGGTCGTAGGATTCAACGCCCTTCTCGCCGATCTCGCGGTAGTGTTCCACCCTCCATTCCTCAAAGACTTCCTTGAAGGTCATATTATATCGTTCGGTAAGGCTTTTGCCGGAGAGCTTTTCCAGTGCGGCCAGCGCGTCGGTTTTCTTTTCATAGTAGCCAATGATAACACGGTTCTTGGAGGCTGCCCACGGCTTTTTGCGGCGGCCTGAGAGCTTATAGACACTTCCGGCACCGTTGGGGCGCTTCAACGCCTTGCGGGGCGCTGCGGTCTGCTTTTTCCCGCACCACGGGCAAAAGGCGGACGAATCCGGTATTTCCTGTTTGCAAGTTTTGCAAAGCATTTGACATTCCTTTCCGGGTATGCTACCATAAAAGGGTAGACTACTCCCTGTGGTAAGGCGGATATGTTCTACACGACTGCTCCGGTGTGCGAGACCGGGGCAGTCTTTTTTTGTTTGTGGTCAAGGTAAATAGTCCTGATTTCAATCCACACGCCCGCGAGAGGCGTGACATAGCATCAGAGAGAAAGCGGCGCTTAGTCAAGATAGATAATCCTGAAAGAGGAAATTTGCATCGACCTTCAGGGCACCGAACAGGGCGCATAGCACCTGCGGTTTCGGAAAACTGATGCCGTTTTCATAGTTGGTGATGGCGCTGGGGGTTACACCCACCAATGTGGCCAACTCCTTGCAGGACATGCCACGCTTTTTTCGGGCTTGTTTGATGCGGATACCGATACTCATAGTCGTTACTCCTCTATATCGTATTCATAAAGGGCGTCAGCATATCCTTCTTGATAACCGTCATATGAACCTTCGTCATAACCAGATTCTTTGCCAGCCTCAAAGCCTTGCTCATACCCGTCCATATTCCCCTCGGCCCAGCCCTCTTGATAGCCTTCTTCCCAAGCGTTGTACCGAATCGTGTCGATATCTTCACGGGTATAGCAGCCGGACATAGAAATCAGGATAACGAGAATGAAGCAGATTAGTATGGCTTTCCTCATAATTCGTCCCTCTATCGTATCACGCTGGTGAAGGCGACGGCTTTACCCAGAATGCGGATGTTGTTCATCTCCTCACCCCGGTACACCATGGGCTTGTACTGGGGGTTTTCTGCTTCCAGAGAAATGCAGTCGTCATAGATGTATACGCGCTTGAGGGTGGCTTCATCACCGATCAGGACGGCGGCGATCTCGCCATGCTCCACGGATTCCTGCTGACGGATGTACACAATGTCACCGTCAAAGATACGGGCGTTAATCATACTGTCGCCCTTGCAGCGGAGGGCAAAATCGGCACGAACGTGGTCGGGAGCCTCTACAGTCCCGTCCAGATTCTCCTCGGCCAGAATGGGCGTACCGCAGGCAATGGAGCCAACCAGCGGCACCTTTCGCATGGCAGGCATGGGAATGATGTTGGAGGGCATATGAGCTTCGTGTTCTTCATTCCAACCCATGATAATAGAGGGAGACATCTTGAGAACGCTCGCAAGAGATGCGATGCGGCTTCTCTTCATGTTGGCAATATCGCCAGATTCCCATCTTGACACGGTGGCCTCGCTAACACCAACGGCATTTGCCACGTCAAGCTGCGTCAATCCGAGTTCGGTACGCCGATTTTTTAGAATATCTTTAATTTCCACAGCGACACCTCCTGTTTTTCATATATTACCACCAGCAAAGCGCATTTGCAATACGTAAACGCAAAAAAGAAGAAAAAACTTGCGTTTACGTATTGACTTGCGGAAAGACAGGTACTATACTAGCTTGCGTAAACGCAAGTTAAAGCCAACAGGGATGGGAGGTGAAGATTGTGTTTAATCGAAATGCGTTCCGCGCAAAGGTGGTAGGAGCCGGTATGACACTTTCCGGCCTAGCCTCTGAAATCGGTATCAGTGACGCAAGTCTTAATAGAAAGATGAGCGGGAAAAGCGATTTTACGAGACTGGAAATCCAGCATATCCGGATGGTTCTTCGGATGACACCTGACGAAGCGGACGCCATTTTTTTGCACCAGAACTTACGTAAACGTAAGAGCGGCGTAAAAAAACAGCCCGCGGACGGCGGGCAGGGAGGTGAGAGGAATGGGGATTGTAGGGCCGATGGGCGCATACGGGGCTGCGAATGACACAGACCTGACGCAGCACCTTGTTGCAGAACTGCGCAAGGCGATGGAAGCCAAGAGCGCAGCGCAGCGGGACGCGAACGGAAACAAATATGTGCCGGTGGACTATTTCGTGGTGTGGCAGACCGTGGAGCTGCTTGAACGCCGTCTACTGCCGACCGACCAGCAGCCCGACAAGGGTATCACGGAGATCACTTGATACCTCCGCTGTATCGCAAATGAGGTGCAAGGCGGCATCCAGCGGCATTTCATCAGTAAGCTGCGGAAGCTGTAATGCGGCTTGCCATAGTTCCGGGTGATCTCGGAACAGGGGAAACAACTCATTGGCGATGGCGCGGTTCATGCGGCGGTCATAACAGTCGCCGCGCAAATGGGACAGGTTCTGCGCGACGAATTGGCGCAGGGGCTGCCCGTCAAGTTCCAGCCGGTCTTGCCGGGAGTTGGCGATGTAGTCAGGAAAAGAGGCGTATATGCCGCGACATGGCCACAGAGGGGCATCCTCCCGGTGTTCATAGACCCATGACAAAGCACACCATGACATGACCTCGCACAGCGTTTCCGACAGCCAACGATAGGCACTGCACACGGGCTTATGGATTACGAAGTGGCACAGCTCATGGGCGAACTGGTAGATATGCTGCTGGGGGTAATTCCCCTCGGTGGACAGGAAAATCAACTGGGCACCGGAAAAGCATTGCGGTGTTTCCGAAGAATTCAGAACAGTCAGGCGCGGGTATTGGCGGAGAATGTCTTTTCCAAAGATGTTTTCAAAGGCAAGGCAAACACCGCCCAGCGTGGCGGACATTGCGAAAGCACAATCGGGCGAAAATCCACCGGATTCTAATGATGCAGCAACAGCCCAGTTCTCATTTGGCGCATAGAAAATTGGATAAAAAATCACAAGAACACCGCCTTTCCTCTCAATTCTACCATGAAAGGACAGACGGCACAAGAAAAACCACCTCACCACAGAAAGGAGACAGACATATGGCGACGAAAATTGAGATCACGGAAGATATCCGCCGCCAGTACGGAAACGCTATCTCGCAGAATCAGGCCAAGGCGTACCTCGGCATGGGGAACACGCAGGCCGCGGCGTTTCTGGCGGACGTGCCGTTCATGCGCAGCGGCAGGAAGAAGCGGTATCTGGCCATTGATTTGGCGCGGAAGATCGCATATCAGCAGCAGACAGTCAGTTAAGGAGGGCGACATGGACGGTATGACATTGTTTTTCGTATTGGTCGGGGCGCTGACCGTGGCCGTGCAGTTCATGCACCTGATCGACCGGCTGGAAGGACGGCGGTGATGAACGGCAAGAGAAACGCCTATCAGAAGGCGTATTACGCGGCCAACAAGCCGTATTTTGCCGCGTACCGCAGGGAAAATTCCGTGCTGATCGCCAAGTATGCCAGCGGATATTACCGGGAGAATCAGCGCCGGTATGCGGAGGGACAGCGGTTTTTGCAAGAGGCCCGCATGCGTCTGGGCTGGTCACAGGCCGCCGTAGCCGCAGATGTGGGCGTGAGTCAGGCGACGATCACACGGCTGGAGACCGGGGCGCAGCCGCTGGAGACCTTCCGCAAGCGGGACAAGCTGCTGGCGGTGCTGGGGGTGGCGGGATGAGCGTGATGCTGGAACATCAGGTGACACCGCAAAGCCCCTGTACGCCGGACTGCCCGGACAGAAGCGGCGACTGCATGCTGCACTGCTCCCACGGGTACGCCGAGTATCGGGCGGCGCGGGACAAGGTGTATGCCGCACGGGCCGCAGCTGCCGAGGCTTCGCGGGACGCCAGCGCCGGAAAGCGGAAAGCCTCCGCGAAGAAGGCCCGCATGAAACACAGACACAAGAGATGATTTTGCGGGTAACGCCCGCTGAAAAGGAGGAATTATTTTGCAGATCGAAAACCGAGAAGAGGCCCAGCGGTCTATCTTGCAGATGTGCCGGGGCGCCTTTCAGGAGCGCGTGGACTACGAAATGCCGCACCTGATGGAGAACATCTTCGACCCCAACACAGCCGCCAAGGCAAAGCGCAAGGTGACCATCACGCTGGAGCTTTGCCCCGACGACACCCGCCAGAACATCGTGGTCAACTGCTTGGTCAAGACGACGCTGGCCCCGTCCAACCCCGCTACCACGATGCTGTACGCCGTGGACGAGCATACGGTGGTGGAGATGGTGCCGCAGATTCCCGGCCAGATTGCCGTTGACGGCAGCGAACAGGAAGCACCGGCCCGCTTGAAGCTGGTCAATTTTGAATAAAAAGGAGAAAGAATCATGTTGAAGGAAGCCATTGAAAAGATCGAGGAACTGGCAAAGCCGATCATTCTGGACAAGGATGGTTGCACCTACGCCGTGAACAAAGACGGCGAAGCGCAGGAGATTATCCCGGAGGCGGTCTATCAGGTCTGTCTGGAACTGAACAGTCTGGACGCGCTGGTGCAGATGGTCAGGACGGAGGGCGTCAGCGTTGATCGCTGTGCGGACAAGCTGTATCTGTCCGTGAAGGATCACATGACCGTGGCCTGCTTCGGCCATCCGCAGAAGGATTTGCGGGAGGAGCGTATTAACTACTATGAGGCACAGGCGAAGGACGTTCCCGGCTGGGACGGCGAGGTGAAGATGGCCTTTGACAAGGCGGCTGTGGCCTTGCAGACCCGTTTTCAGGATGGCGGCGACCGCGATTACACGCTGACGCTGCTGAGCCAGATCACTTGCGGCGCGAAGGTCACTTACAACGACATTGGCGTGGCGACGACGGTGGTCACACAGAAGGGCGTTTCGCTCCAGCAGAACAGCACCATCCGCCCGCTGGTGAAGCTGCGGCCTTACCGCACCTTCCAGGAGGTGGAGCAGCCGGAGGGCCTGTTCCTGATCCGCATTGACGAGAGGGGCATTACCTTCACGGAGGCGGACGGCGGCATGTGGAAGCTGGCGGCCCGCAAGACCATCAAGGCATATCTGGAGGAAGCGCTGAAGGACATGATCGACGACGGCCGTGTGGTCGTGATGATGTAAGTAAAAAAAGCCCCGGCGGAGAAAGGCACTCCGTCGGGGCGGGACTGGCACAAGCCAATCTGATACATCCCCATGATAGGGGAGAAAGTGAGTTTTGTCAATGAAAACAACAAAAATCGTGATCAAGAACATGTTCGGTATCCGGGATATGTCGCTGGATGGCGGCTCTGTGGAGATTTCCGGCCCCAAGGGCAGCGGAAAAACCTCGGTGCTGGATTCCATCCGGTATGCCCTGACCAACCGCTCTGACCGGGATTACGTCGTACACAGAGGCGCAGACGAGGGTGAGATCATTATTGAGACGGACACCGGCCTTTCCGTTGACCGCAAGGCCATGAGTGCCAAGTCCGCCGGAACGGTGAAGGTGCGGGACGGCTCCATGCTTCAGACACGGCCTGCGGAGTTCCTGTCGAAGATCTTCACGCCGCTCCAGCTGAACCCGGTGGAGTTTACCCAGCTTTCCCGGCAGGAGAAAAACCGTGTGATCCTCTCGCTGATCGAATTTCCGTGGGACACCAACTGGATCATGGAGCAGTTCGGTGAGATCCCGCAGGGCGTGGACTACTCGAAGCACATCCTTGAGGTGCTGGCGGATATTCAGGCGGAGAACGGCATTTACTACCAGTCCCGCCAGAACCTGAACCGGGATATCCGCAACAAACAGGCGTTCATCGCCGACATTGCCAGAGATATTCCGTCCGGCTATGACTTTGACCGCTGGGACAGATACCCCGTCGGCGAAAAGTACCGTGAGCTGGAGCGCCTGAAGGATCGGAACAGCCGCATTGAGCGGGCCAAGACCTTCCGGGACAGCTATGACGCGAAAATGCGCGGAATCGCCGGTGAACGGGACGTGGCGCTGGCTGCCATTGACAGGGATCTGGCCCGTGAGCGCTCTGAGCTGATCGGACAGATCGAGCGGCTGCGTGCGGAGATCAGCGCGGCACAGGAGGAATTGGGCGGTCTGGAGCGCCGCCGTGAGGATCGTGCCGCCGTTGTTCACGCCCAATATGAGACCGCCGTTGCCAAGCTGGAAAAGGATATGGGGACAGCCAGCGAGTATGCGGAGGCGGCCCCGGAAGATACTTCCGCCTTGCAGCAGGAGCTGGATACGGCGGAGAGCATGCGGAAGCACCTCAATGAGTACCAGCGCATGAGAGCCATGCAGCATGAGGTGGACGCGCTTACGGAGCAGTCGCAGGAGCTGACACGCAAAATCGAACTGGCGCGGGAGCTGCCTGCCAAGATCCTTGAAACGGCAACGATCCCCGTTGAGGGGCTGACGGTAGAGAACGGTGTGCCGCTGATCCACGGCCTGCCCATTTCCAACCTGTCCGACGGTGAGCTGCTGGAGCTGTGCGTGGATATCACGGTCAGCAAGCCGGGTCAGCTTCAGATCATCCTGATCGACGGCGCGGAACGGCTGGACAAGGAGAGCCGCGACAAGCTGTATGCCAAGTGCAAGGCCAAGGGCTTGCAGCTGATCGCCACCCGTGTGACGGATTCCGATGTATTGGAGGTAACTGAATTATGATGACAAAAGATAATCTGCGTAAGCTGACCGGCGACGAACGTCTGGGGCAGATGCGTGATTCTGAATATCTCGGCGCTGAGGATATCGACGATGATGTGGAGCCGGTGCTGACCATTGACGCCCTGTGGAACGGTATGGTGACGCTCCAGCGCGGCAAGGAAAACAAGGAAGTGCTTTCTTTCAAGGAAGAACGTGTTCCTGGCATTATGCAGGTAAGGCCGCTCATTATCAACTCCACCAACCGCAAAACGCTGCGTAAGCTGTTTGGCGACGCAAAGGCGGATACGCTGGTGGGCAAGCAGATCCAGCTTTACATTGACCACAAGGTGCGTGATCCGCAGGATGGCGGGTTTACGGACGGCATCCGTATCCGGCCCTTTAAGCCGAGGGTCAAGAAAGAGCAGACAGTGCCGCCCTGCGGGGATTGCGGCGGCGCTATTGAAGCGGCAATGGGCAAAGATCCCCGCTGGCTGGCGGCCTACACTGCCAAGCATTACGGCGTATCCCTGTGCGCCGCCTGCGCCCAGAAGCGCAAGGAAGCCGCCGCTGCAGAGCAGCCGGAGGCGGAGAGTGCGCCGGAGAATGCCGGTGAGACCGAGGAGGTGCTGTGATGGGTTTGCCTAGTGCTGTACAACAACGCCTATCAGACGTTCTGGAACTGGTACAACCGGACGCATGTGCCGCTGCCTGCGGAAGCGGCCTTCCGGTTTTGAGGGGAGGGGCGCAGTATGCCGTATTTTCCCACCGTGGAGGAGACCAAGACCGCGCAGCAGGTGACGGACGTGTTCCGAGGCTATCACCACGACCTGCGGATCGGGGACGGGGAATTCTACGAGATGCAGAATCTGACCTCCGACTACTACCCAATGCTGGCCGGCCGGAAGCGGCGGGGCGTTCTGGACGCTACGCTGACCGCACCGGGCGGTATGCTGGCCAAGGAGGCACTGGCCAATGTGGACAACGGAAAGCTCTACTACAACGGCTATGAGATCGTGGGCCTCCAGCTGACGGCGGGCGAAAAGCAGCTGGTGAGCATGGGCGCGTATCTGCTGATCTGGCCGGACAAGAAGTATCTGAACACGAAGGATATCACGGACTTCGGCAGCATGGAGGCAAGCTTTGAAAGCAGCGGCACGGTGACGTATCTTCTGTGTAATGCCGACGGCAGCGCACTGGGCAAGGTGTCCAGCACCAAGCCGGAGGAGCCGCAGGGCGGCGACTACTGGATCGACACCAGCCAGACACCTCACAGCCTGATGGTATGGAGCGACAGCAGCGAGATGTGGACGGGTGTGCCCACGGTGTATACCAAGATCCAGGCGCTGGGTATCGGGGCGAATTTCGCGCAGTATGACGGCGTGAAGATCAGCGGCGTGGCCTATGACGGCGACAGCGCCGTGGTAAAGGAGCAGTTTGACGGCCTGAACGCCACGAAGGTCATCTATGCCAGAGACGATGATTACATCGTGGTGGTGGGGCTGATCGATCTGACCTATGAACAGACGGTTGGCACGGTGACGGTGGAGCGCAGCGTGCCGGAGATGGACTATGTATGCGAGGCGCAGAACCGGGTGTGGGGCTGCAAGTACGGCATGGTGGATGGCAAGGCCGTGAACGAGCTGTACTGCTGCGCGCTGGGCGATTTCAAGAACTGGAACCGCTTTCTGGGTATCTCCACCGACGCATGGGCTGCTTCGGTGGGTTCGGACGGCGCATGGACGGGGGCGGCCAACTATCTGGGCTACCCCACGTTTTTCAAGGAGAACGTGATCCACCGGATCGCCATCAGTTCTGTGGGCACCCATCAGGTGACGGAGACGGTGGGGCGCGGCGTACAGAGCGGCAGCAGCAAGAGCCTGTGCGTGGTAAACGAGGTGCTGTATTACAAGGCCCGCGAGGGTGTATGCGCCTATGACGGCAGCTTTCCATCCGCTGTGGGGGAGGCGCTGGGAGATGTGCGCTATCACAATGCCGTAGGCGGCGGCTGCGGCGGCAAATACTACCTGTCCATGCAGGACGGGGCCAACGCATGGCACCTGTTCTGCTACGACACGGCAAGGGGACTGTGGCACCGGGAGGACGATCTGCACGCGCTGTGCTTCACCCAGATGGACGGAGAGCTGTACGCCATCGACGCGGAGACAAAGCAGCTGCTGGCGATGCACGGCAGTCAGGGAACGCCGGAGGCGGCGGTGAAGTGGGCGGCGGAGACGGGGTTGATCGGCTATAGTCATGCGTGTGTGACCCATGACACAGCGGACGTTCTCCGGCGGGCGGAAGCGCATCAGGTGAGCAGGCCACGGGCGTTTATACACCACCAGATGACCGTCGGAATTATAGGAAATGCCGGTGGCGTCCGTACCACGGTCTTCACTGGCAGTGGCCAGCGCGGAGACAAGACGGCGCTTCTGAGCGGCAGTCAGGCCGCCCTTGTAAGCATAGATTCCAAATAAACAGCACATTTCAGATTTCTCCTTCCGCCGCAATCGGCTCATTGACGTAAAGGTCCCGTTCCTTCAGATATTGAATCAACTCTGACTCCTTGATGCCGCTGACGAAACTACTCCAAGAGAGATCCCGCAGTTCATCATCCGACAAATAGAGAGCCACATCGCAGATGTGATCCACCATCTGCAATGTGGCAAGGAGTGTATTTAACTTCAATGTACCCCGGAACATGCGGAACTCAATGGTATCGCGGTTGGTCAGATTGACGCAGGTGTACCGGCTTCCAGAGCCCTTTTTGACATGCTCCAGCATCTCGTGGGGCTGGTCACGGTAGCCGTACCGAGCCGCCCACTGATCCATCTGGCGCTGTGTCCGGCGGGCGAACCGCAGCAGCTCCCGCCAGTGACACTCCACGAAGAACAGTACCCGGGCGATGGCGCTGTCTTGCGCATCATAGCTATCTCCGAAGGCTTTGCGGAACACGTGAACATGCAGGCCGCAGGTGCCTGCCTGATGTGAGAGATACCCCATACTGACGGCCTCGTGCAGTACCTCATCCCACGGCATTTCATGGAGCTGATACTCCAGCGACAAGGGGTGTGTGACGATCTCAAAGCCGTCGTCCAGACTGCCATCGTGCTTGCAATAGGCAAGGGAGTGCTTCTGGTTGGCGATGTTCAGCAGTGCCAAGGCATTCTCGTTGTCCTCACCAGCGCCGTCGATCTCCAGCTCGACACCGAAGAAGCGGGGCCCGGTGCCATAGAAGATGGGACGGGGCTTGAAATAGTAATCATGGATAGCGCTGTTTTCAATGTCGGAGCAGCAGTCACTGCAATAGGGATCGTCATTGTCGTAAGGATACCAGCAGCTATCAAGGGAAATAAGGCTGCCGCAGCGGGTGCAGCGGGTGTAATTGCGGTCGCAGCAGTCGGGACAGATC